GACGAGCGTTGCCTTTGTAGTCAATCGTTCCTTGAACTTGTAAAACGGAACTTGTGACATCGCATTGTTATGCCTCGTCCTCTTGAAGCCTTCCGTGGTCTTCGAGGTACGGTTCTTTATCTTCGAGAGGTCTTCCAAGACGAGGACGCTCGCCTCGGTACTGCCGAGCAGTGCGTTACAAGCCCTATCGACCATGTCCTTCGACAGGTTGCGTTCCTTCCTCCTCACCTTGTGGAGGTGACGCTTCGCCGAGCGTGTGCCCTTCGACTGAAGGCAACGTTTGAGGTAGCGTAGCTTCCTCCTCTGTTTGAGGTATTCCTTGTCGACGAAGGACTTGCCTTCGGAAGTAACGAACAGTCGTTTCATCCCGAGGTCTACGCCGATGGAAACGTCATCCTTGCAGGGTGACGAATGCACTTCGAACGGAACGGCGAGGAACAACCTTCCGTCCCTTGCGAACACCGTAGGGTCGGTGAACGTACAGTTGTCGAACAACTCACGTACCTTGTCGTACATCTTGAACTTGCAGTGCTCACGTTGTCCACGTGTTCCGTTGGACAGTGAGATTCCCTCACGTGTGAGGTTGCTGTACAGTCGTTTGTCCAACTGCAAGGAAAGGGATTTCTTCCGTGGTACGGAGGCTTGGCGGTGTTTGTTCGCCTTGATTGAGCGTAGCATTGCGAGTACGTTTTTCTGCACCCGTATTATCCCTTGCGACGGGATTGATGGGAATTGTTTCCTCAGCGTGTCGTAGCACGCTTGGTGTACGGGTACAAGTTGCAGACGTACTCCATTCGACGTGATGAGTTTTGCGCACGTGTTGAACGCATCCCTTGTCTGAGCCAAGAGGCTCATCCAATGGTCACGTGTCGTGTCGCTCATTATCAGTTCGATGTTGTACGTCTTGTATGTCATAATTCCGTCGATGGTGATTTCATTAGGTGAATCACCTATTTATAAATAGTAAGTAATTTTGAAAAGTTATAATAATTATTAAAAAAATGGAGGGCGTGATTCCTCCACGTGGCTAAAGACCACGTGGTTTCCTCACGCAAAAATTTATGAAACCATTATCGAAGATGATGAAAATAAGGATGAATATGAAGAATAATAAAAGAATTATTGCATTTGCAGGCAGACAAAGAAGCGGAAAGTCGCAGTTAGCAAATTTGCTTGTCGCAGAAGATGACGCACAAATCATCACAATTGCAAAATATTTAAAACAATTATGCTGTGACATTCTTGGTATCGAATCAATTGATAAATTAAATTATCTGAAAAACAATAAGATTCGGATAAATGCAACACCTTCATTACAATGGGCGGACGACATTTCGAAATTAACTGGTATTAATTATCTGAATGTTGCTGAGGAATTGGCGAAAGTTGACGTTGTAAAGGATATGCGTCAAATGTTACAACTTGTCGGGACAGATATTATCCGTAAATATAAACCTAATTGGCACGTTGAACAGTTAAAAAAAGAAATCAAAGAAACAAAATCACAATTAATTGTAATTGACGATGTCAGATTTCCTAATGAATACGAAGCAATAAATCGATTGGGTGGAACAACATTTTTTATTATCAGAACATCAGGAATGTCGGATACAATGATTTCAAATCATGAAAGTGAGACATCGCTTAAATGGTATGATTTTACTGATAATAGAATAATTCTTAACACTGAAACTGCTGAATATCTGGATGATAGATTCATTAGGTCATATCGTGATAATTTCTGTGACACGGACACAAATGAAATATTTGTCTCAGCGAATAAGAAATTATTTAATAATCCATTGGTTATAGAGGATATAAAAAATAGAGTATAGATAATATGGAATTTAAAGACAGGAAATCAATTAATGATAAATTATCCATCTATGATTATTTAGCCAAAGATGATGACTTCATCGAAATTACAGAATGGGTAAATGGGGAAGGTATCGACATTTCGATAAGTGATAATAAACAATTCAGTTTAACTTATGGCGAACTTGATGCTATTAATCATTTAACAAAATCACTCGAATATAATAAAGATAAATAAAAGAGTCATGAAAAATTTTTCAGTTAAAGTGAACGGTAAAGAATATTGGATTTCCCGTTCAGTCGCCACGGTTTGTTTTATTTTTAAACAAAAGAATAACAGAACATTCGTTTTAATCGAGAAAAGAGGAAAAGGAGCTGCTGATAACATTGGAAAATGGTGTGTACCTGGGGGTTATTTGGAATATAATGTAACATTAAAAGAAAATGCTGCGTTGGAAGTCCTACAAGAAACAGGCTTCGTCATTAAGAAGGAGAAGTTAAAAATGGTAGGGGTTAATTCTGCCCCATCTGAAAATCATCAGAACGTTACGATACGTTATGTATATAATGCTGATGAAAACGAAGAATTTAATTTAAATGATGCCGTCGGTGGTGAGAAAGATGAGGTTGAAGACGTTCAATGGCTGGATATTACTGATAATAAGAGTAAACTTTTAAATGATGATGCAAAATGGGCATTTAATCATAATATTCTAATTAAAAAATATTCTTGAATAGATTGAAACCGTGAAATTGTACTGTAAAAGGTGAAACAAATGATGAAAGTCTGGATATTTATAAAATATGAATATTTTAGACTTTCATTTTATCATGGGTAAAAAGAAAACTACTGAAGAATTTATTAAAGAATGTAAAGATAAAAATATAATATATGATTTATCAAAAATAACGTATAACTCTGCTAAAGAAAAAGTTTGTGCAATTTGTCCTGAACACGGAGAATTTTGGATAACACCTGATAACTTACTTCAAGGAAGAGGATGTCCTAAATGTGCTGTAGAGAAAAATAGACTTAGATGCACAAAAGGAATAGAAAAACTTAGAAAAGAAATACTCAAATAGAGATATAATAGGACTAAAAAGTGTGATTTTTATATCGAAAAATATAATGTCGTTATTGAATGCCAAGGTAAACAACATATTGGATATATTGAGGGATGGAATACCGAAGAGAAATATAAAGAATTACTATCAAGAGATATCGATAAATATTATGAATTAAATGGGGCTGGGATCAAAGTATACTATTTATTTGATAAAAGGACTTTTAATCCTGATATATATACCGACAAATTATTTCAAGGAATATATAACAGTCAATTACCCACAGGCTGAAGACTTGTGGGCTTGTCACGAAGTCAGTGGACTGCGGACGATCGGGTGATTGACGAC